GATCTTATCCAGTCGCTGCCCATTGTGCGCCCATGCGTGCTTGCGCGGACCGATGATCGCGACCACATTGCGGCTCTTCCTAAAGCTGACGATCTTCTGAATGATCGACTTGCGGAGCTGCTGCAGCGTGGTCCCTTTGCTTTCACGCTTGCGGATCTTGAATGACTTACCTTTGCCGCTGGTTGTGGCAGTGACTCCGCTGCGTTTCTCATATCGTTCCTTGTTCAGCTTCTGCGGCACGTTCGCCTTGATGATCCGCTTTGTGGCCTGCGTTGGCTTCTTCAATGCCTGCCGCATGATCCGCTTGAAGACAGCATCGGGCAGAACTTCGAGCTCTTTGCTGAGTTCTTTGAATCCTTTCATGTGTACTGAAAAGCCGCCTGCGCTGCTCTTGTGTCCGCCGCCTGTCGCGATGCCTCGCAAAGTTGCCATCTATGTCATTTCCTTTGCGAGCATGATCAATGTGTGGTTCTTGTAATCCACATTCTCAACGTCTTCTATATGTAGCGTTGATGTGCTGCCGCTAATCGGGTTCCACCGTATTCTGTAGTCCGGTGTGATCCCGGCCTGGTAATGTGTGGTCACCACATGCGTGCTATTCGGTTTCTTCTGTTGTGCCTGGATCAGCTCGCGACCGGCCAACTGCCGGATCTGCGCCCATGCTGTCGCCTTCTCGGTCCAGGCCGGTGTTATTTCACCGACCGCATTGCGGCTGGTGCCGGTGTCTTTCTCCAAGCGGATGCGGTGACGCATCTCGCCGCTAGGTATAACTGCCATAACCGATTGACCCTAAAAGACTCTTGACTCCGAACTCGATCTCTTTGCTGCTCGTGCCGGACAGGACCGCACTGCGCTGCTCGTACATCGCACCTACCACAAGACGCACCGCGTGCTTGACCTGTTCCGGGACGGTGCTATAGCCGGCTACAAACCGGACCTGCACCGCATCAGCTCGATCGCCGTGACTTGGCCAGGCTGCGCCGTTCGGGTGCCGTTCGATCATGCCCGGCATCGATGTCGGCGAGTGTACGATATACGCCGTGCTCGATAGTGTGGTGAGTCCGGTGCTCGCACTGGTTGCGTAGTACTTGACCGTTGTTAGGCTCTGCATTGGCGGTCGTGGTAGCTCGAACGAATCGCCAGGGAACTCATGGAGCTTCCAGTCCCATGTCTGCTGGATGAATGCACGCGAACCGGGTACCTGTTGTTCGCAGTATTCGGTAGCCGCCTTGACGTAGGACCGGATCAGTTGATCGTCATCGTCACTCGTGACGCGGAGGTGATCCTTTGCTTCGGCCAGGCTGATCGGTTCGCTTGTCGCAGATGTTACTTTTTCTAACACGTTTGCTATTTCCCGGGACTGGAGCCATTGCTGTTTCGATAATTTCCGCGTGTCCGCTTTCAATTAACGGACCTGCCTGATCACTGGTCATCTCGTAGACTCCGCCGACCTTGAGAGCCCAGAGCCTATCTTCTGTCGGCTTCTTTAGAATTCTGACGTTCGGCATATTAGATCCATTGTCTGAAGTACTTGCAGTCCTCTTGTGCGCCCATGATGGCGATCATCTTCTCATGTGCTTCTTTGGCGGCTGACTGTGCTTTGTTCGCATCACCAGCCGCTCGCTCTCGTCGCTCGTCCATCTTCGCTAACAGTTCCGGCGTTCCTTCGCCATTCAGTAAGTGCTTGAGCTGATCGACTTCATCCGCCGCCGCACTCGCTGCTGCGTGGTATCGACCGCTCAGCTCCGCCTCTTGCTTCGCCTGGCTCAACCGCTGCGCCAGTTCTTTCTCTCGACAGTTGAGCTTGATCTTTAACGCACCTGCGCCCTCAAAGGCGTAAAGGTATTCTGTCTTTAGCAGGTCGCTCTGATCTGGGATAAAGACCTCGATGCCCATGCCACGAGCCAGACCCAGCCACCACTCGCAACTCGGTCGCTGGGCTCCGAACTCTTCCTCGGCGGCCATGTCTACGCCGTACAGCGAGATGTGGGTGGCACCTTCAAAGATCGCCAGCGCGATCATGTAGCTGATGGTATTCGTCAAGTATTTACCAAACCGCTCGGTCACTTCTTGCAGCGGGTAAGGTTGCCCGACGTCTTCATCTTGAGCAACCACCGGGATGTCCAGACTCTTGAGCCAGGTTCGATACATCCCGACCTGCTGCTCGTTGAGCTTCGTTCGCAGTTCAGGACCGTCGAACTTATGCAATTCAAAGAACCGATCGATACGAGGCAGCTCGCAGAATGTCTGCTTCTCTAAATCGAGGCAAGGCGAGCAGGCCCATATCTGCCACTCGTCGTTATCGAATGGCGCAAGGTATCGGCTGCTCGGTGCTGTTCCTAGAATCGCGATCTTCATTTGTTTTGGGCCTTTCAATAAACCCCGCGCCACCAAGCTGGAAAGGCCGAAACAGCCCAGCGGCGCGAGGCAGGGGGTCAAAGTTACGTCGTCCGTAAAGCAACCACCGGAGCGGATGCAGTTGCCGAAGTCGAGAACAGGATCGCCGCGTCGTGACGCGAGAAACAAGTCCAGGCCACTTCATCACTCAACGCCAGACGCTCATCTAAACGACGCAAGCGAACGCTCGCCACGTCTCGGATGATATGCTTCGAGAAGTCGCCAGCGACTATGATCTTAGTCGTGTCGTTGGTACTACTCGACGTCATGCTCTGGTTGATGTTGATGCGGTGTCCGAGAAGCTGCGTTCCCTCGATCCCATCGCGAGCCGAAATGGCCCAGATCGGATTGCCTTGAGAATCCACGAGAGCCCTTACCTCTGAAAGCAGGCCGTCGCTCATCTGAAAAGCGAAGTTCGGGCTTGCTCTGTAGGCCGGGTCTACTGAATGCAGAAGGTCGACTAGCTTCGCATAACTCACGTCGCCGGAGGTTGAACCGGTAACCGTTGCCACCGCTCCGTGAACTGCACCTTTAGGCTGACTTGAGCCCGTTCCTGTGGTGAAGTAATCGTTGGTGCCGCGTGCCACTCGTTCGCCCATCGCAGAGCCTACATAAGCGGCGACGTCAATGGCACTATCTTCAAGAAGTTCCGAAGATGCCACCACATAGCTCGCGAACTTATAAGCTCCGAGCGTGGTCTTGCTGAAGTCAAGACTCGCAATCGTGACGGTACTCGCTTCGGTGAGAAGCGTTGCTTTCTCGGTGGTGTCGTCAGTCTGCGGTATCGGAAGGTCAGCACCGTTAGCGGTACGGATCACTCGGGATACATTACGCTGGCCACCATGTGCCAACAGTGCAGACTCAAGGGTACCGGCGAGAGAAACATCGTCGGCGACCAGGTTGCCGCCCATCGCAGCGGTCAGGCTCTGTGCCGTTGTCGCTCGATATGTCAGGTTCTCATTGATCACGCGGCGGAGTTCTTCTTGGTCCCTCGGTGCCTGGGGCAGGAGGCTGAACTCGATCTCACGCTGATGGATATCGACACCGCATGCTTTCGCATGTTCGCGCCATTCATCCTTCATCGCAGACGGTCGATCACCAAAGCACCAGGCCCGGAGTGCGTTGTGTCGCATCTCGGTGGTGATGATGTTCTTCGTCTGTGCTGCCTTCTGCTCGGCGTGACGTCGCTCGTCAACACCGGCGGAAATAGCATCAGCCAGTGAGGCCGCCTTCTCGTCACGCTCTTGGTCAGCAGCCTTCTGGGAAAGGCTGTTGAGCTCTTTCTCCATGCTATCGAACTTCTCGCGCTGCTCTGGCGACCACTCGCCAGCCGCTTCTTTGACAAGCTCTCGCATCGACTCGGCAACGGGTTGCCGTGCGCGCTTGGTTTCGTTTGATTTGCTCATTGCAAACTTTCTGTTTAAGTAACAGGCATCCAATAAAAAAAGGTGGCGATGCCTGTGGGTCCGTAAAAAGATCCACAACCAACGCCACCTTCTGTGAGATGTTCGCAGGTTTCTAAACTAAGTGACCCGGCGAGGCTTGGCTCCTCCGACCCGCTTAGGTGTTTATTTGTACACTATTCAAGTCCGGCTGTCAACTCAGCGAGACGAGCCCGGCGGTCCCGGTCTTCGTTTTCTTTCTCGACTTCCGCCGCCTTCGCCTTGAGTTCTGCGGCTTCTTCTTCTGCACGCCAGGCGGCATGGGATGCCCGCAGCTCGGCACCATACCGAGCGTTCACAGTCGTCGCTTTGTACGCCGGCGATGTGCATGGTGATACATCAACGAGCCGCTCCACTTTGGTGACCTCGCGGATCTGCCGGCCGTCCTCTTTCCGCCATGTCTCGCCGTCTTTCGCGACGGAGAAGGCGAACGAAGATCCAGCGAAGTTGCCCGACTTAGCGTTGGCTATGGCGTCCCGCCCGGCGGTGGTGTCAACCGGTGCGGCCCGGTAGTGCAGGCCGTCGGCATCCGACCAGACCGTCAGTGTGTCCGCAGTGGTTCTGGCAAACACTAGGCTGGGATCATGGTTGACCGCAGCGTAGATGTCCGCGCCGGCGAGAGCTTCGTCAAAGCATCCAGGCATGAGCCGCTCTGTGGCATCGAGGCCATACGCGGCCAGGTTGTACTCTGTCCCGGCTTCGCCTTTGCGGTAGATGACCGCAGCGGTCCCGGTGATCGTCGCCGGCTCGTGTGCTTCTTGGCGCATCTCAACCGCGCCGGGTTGTAGTCTTCGTTCCATCTCTAGACCTCCGAGATAATTGTTTTAATTCTATTGATCAATATTGTGCTAACGTCAGCCACCCGGATCGGTAGCTCGTCAGGTTGGCAGTCCGTTGCGGACAGGTACGTCTCGCGAAGTATATCAAAAAGTCTGTTCACGATGGACAGATGCAATTCTGAGGCGTCGCGGTTGCTGGCGGCGGCCACGATCGCAGAGCCCGCCTGTATATTCTCCGCCACAATGCGGCGGTGACGCTGGTTGATGTTCTCGATCCATTCGATAAAGACATCCGGTTCTTTCGCTCGCTTCTTGGCATCGACTGCGATGCGTTCAATGCCGCG